TAATTTATTACAGAAATAGTATTATCTGCTAAAGTAATACTAGTAGCTGTTGCTACATCTGCAATTGATAAACCAGTTAAGTCAGGCATACCTGAACTCATTCTAGTTGTGAAAGCTCCTGTAGCAGTATTTTTAGTTGCTACTTGGAAACCTTTTTCGGACCTTACCGGTCCATTAAACGTAGTTGAAGCCATAATTATATCCTCCTAGTTTTCCGAACATAGTCTCTAGGCCGTCCACTATACGGGTCTATGTTCTATATTTAATTTGTATAGTAAGTTTTTTATATACTAGTTTTTGATAGAGTGCAAGAGAGCCTACGGTATTTATGCATTTCAGCGATGTAGCTTTTGATTAAGTAGCTACAGAAACTTGTGGAGCAGCGCCTTCAACGCTATTTTTTCTGTGAGCAATTGCTGCTTCTTCCAGCTTGATCTCAGTAATGACTTGTTTAACTTTGTCATCAATTCTGACCATTTCAAGAGTGTATCTACCATTAGACAGATGCTCCTGTTCCCACTTCAACTCCAAGGACCTTTTTTGTTTGTATAGGTCTTGTATCATCAACAACCTCCTCATAGGTTATTCTGTTTACTCGGTCATCATACGATATCCCGAGATATTCCCAGTTTATACTCTTTTCTCCTAGTTTGTCAAGGATTGATTGTTCAAGAGAAATAGCATTATCTTCCGCAAAAACATTAAAGTTTGCGTAATGATCGTATGCCCATATTTTTACTGTGAATTGTTTCATGATCTCACCATGTTATTTATTAAATGTGGCCGAACTGTGTCCGGCCACAAAAAGTTTATTGATTACGCACCTTCAACGCCGAAGATACCTCTAGGGTCTGATACTCCAAATGAGTATCTTTCTCTAGCTTTGTATCTAACGTTTCCAGTATCAAAGTCACCTTCCATTGCAGTTGTCAATGGAGCTCTGTTGAACATTTTCATTCCATTTGGAATGTCTGTTAAGATATAGAATGCATCTGTATCTGTTAGGTAGTTGTTCACTCTATAACCTTGAGGAATCATACCCATAGATACGATAGCATTGATATCGTTATCAGCTGTTCCAGTTCTACCTTGAGATTTCATCAATCTCTCAGCTGTAAACTGAAGCTCAGAAGGAATGATCATTTTCACTCCTCTTGCTGCAACTCTAAGACCTCTTTCGTCAGTCATTTGACCAATGTCGATCAAAGATTGCTCTAACGAAGTTTCGTTAAGGTCTGCCTGAGTAGATAGTGTGTTTTGAAAAGTTCCAGCCACTGTAGGGTGTGATGTATTAAATAATGATACACCGTCACCTGAATCAAAACCATCCGTTGAAGGAAGACCTTGAATTAGAGGCTCGACAGCTTTTACTTGTTTAGCATTACTCATAGATCTAGCTAAAGCTTTTGTATATCTAGACGCAAGTCTATCATACAAGTTGTCCTCAATCGCTTCTTCAGTGATTGCGAACGCTAAAGCTACAGTCTCGTGAGTG